AGAAAACTGTGTAGCAGCAAGGAGTATCGAGTACTCCTGGCGCGGACTCTAAACTCAAAGGGTGTAACTGCCAGTGGGCATAAGTACACTTTAGGAGGGCGGAGAGCGTCAGGGGATGTTGATACTTCAAGCGGCAACACAGCAATTATGTTGGCAATGTTGAACGGCGTCCTGCAACACATCGGTGTTAAGGTGTACGATATTTATTCAGATGGTGATGATGCACTAATCTTCACGCTGAAGCGATATCAAACACTTATCGACTCGCTGTTACCCACTTTGTTTGCCGAAATGGGCCATGTGATTCGCTATGTAAACTGGGCTTATAACCTAGAGGACATAGTGTTTTGCCGCTCAAAAGTAGTCAAACTAAGTGCAGGGTATAAGATGTGCCGAGATCCAGAATTGGTCTTGGCCACTGCTTTCACATCGCATAAATATTTCGGGAGTGCCTACGGACGCCAAATGTTGGCAGCATATGCTTATGGGTATGCTGCTGTACATGAAGGCGAGCCCCTCCTAGGTCCCGTGATGTTGGCGATGAAAGAAGTGGTCGGCGAAAGACCCGATCTCGTATCGCACGACAAAGACCTGCATTGGATGGTGATGAATGCAGGGGACAGGCGAGACGCGACCATCAACACCGAAGTACGATTCGCATACGAACGAGCGTGGGGTATACCCGTTGAGGAACAACTTTCGCGAGAAAGAGAATACTCAGACGACATACGGGTATTAGATTTGAGGTTTCCTATAACCAATGTCGTAAATTAGGCGTTACCTGTGACGTAAAACAGGTTGTTACAACAATATTCCCGTGGTGGGGGTGATTAAGCCAGTGACGCGGCACATGTTGTAGTCTCCAGGCGTGGATCAACGTTGCGAAAAGCGCGATACACAAGTAAGAAACCAGAAACGAATTGGTGGAGATATGAATTCAATAAAACAAACAAATGAAATCCCAAAAATTACGGGTTAATAAAGAATTCAAAAGGACATCAATTCGGACAAACGGAACGTATGTGTGTGGAGCCAGCTCGTGAACGTTGAGACGCTTGGACGCTTAACCGCTGCTTGAAAGTGGCGATCACAGTGTGACGAGTGTGAGCGTGTGAAAAGACCGAGTGAGTGGAGGAATTCCATTAGCGAAGGACGGGAAAAGTGTCAAAATAGGTTCGAGAGAACTGAAAGTTGGCTGACCTGAAACCTGAACGAAATGGGCAAGCTCAGAAGCTCGGGCGTAGCGAAACATTAGCCAGCGAACGAAATCGTTGATAGGTGGAACAAAGGACCGCCGGGGAATGTTGTGAATTTCGAGGGCCGAGAGCCAGATGACCAAGAGGTGTTGGGGCAATCAACTGTTGTGGTTGTGCCCAACATCGGCCTTGGAAGTTAGTGGCTGTAGGTACCGCTTACGCGAATGTGACGGCAATATCCAGATCTATAGGAAGTGATCAATAGTCTTCAGTGCGTAGAGGAATCTCCCGAGCTCAAGGGTGGAGGAGAGGGTGAGAAACCAATCCTACTCTATGTATTCTGAATTGATTATGAAGTCGTCCTGTCAGGAGAAGCAATAAGCATTCGTCAGAGTGGTGGTTCACAATACTCGGACCCAATTTGGCCTGCAAAGACGGAGTTGGGACACAGCTTGCTGTGAATAGACCAAGGCCGTTGTTTTACCGAGGCTTCGACAGGCATGTCAAAGGCGAAATGTTTCGTAA